AAAAACCAGACCCGACTTGATCGATCCATGATTGGGTTGGGTCTGGCGATCCTGGGGCCAAGGAGAATAGCCCGGATCTAATGGGCACCTGGGTAGGTGGGATAGTGCCCAGGTCAAGTATGAGGCATGTGTCTAAAAATACACACTATTACTTTAGAACGCGTGGCGTTATGATTGATATATGGCTAAGCAAAAATCGGTCGTGTATTTGGCGATCCACTCGGACGTAGCCAAAGATATTGTGGATTATTTGAATCGTTTGGTGAGCATTTATCAGGTTTTAGGTCACCCAGAAGACGTGAAGTTTATAGAAGAGATTACGACCGAGCTTAAAGACCGAATGGATGGGAAATCCACCAAGAGGCTAAAATGAGCGACATTCAACTGACTAAGCCTAAGCAATGCGGCTGCGGCAAGGTGCATCAAACTATCCCTCAGGATCACCGTTTAGAAACTGATGAAGGATCCTACGTTGGCTATTACTGGGATTGTGAGTGCAAGAGCACTTTATTTGTCCCTTTAAAGCATTTTACAGGCGCTACGGATGCGTCCTGATCCTAATTGCCTATGTGGGGGCTACGGAGTCCGTCAATATCAGCACCTAGACGATTCTGAGGTCACCGAGGAGCCATGCCTCTGTGCCGATCCAAAAGTCCCTGTGGCAAATGTGGGCGGGAGTAACCAAGACATTTTAGAAATAGCTAAGCAGCGGTGGGAAGCAGCGGGCAGGGGTCAATGGGACACTAAAGACAAGGAGTCGATATGAGAAGTATGGAACTGATCTCTCACATCCTCATGCTTATAGCGACTATCCTCACTATCGTAGTCATGGGGTTGGTATCTACCCCCGGAGACAAGAGGTAGGACCAGTTGGAGTATTCCATGTTTTTAGAAGGGACTTAATTGACGTCCTGCTTTTCTTTAGGATTGATCACCACTACTTCGTAATGGCTTGGGCATACGAGAGCTGTGATGCCGTGCTTCTTAAATAAGTGGTTCATGGCGTCAAGGTTTTTCCCAACGTTGGAGCATTCGTCTGCTGGGACTTTAAACAACACCATGGTGTTCTCTTCCAGAGTTATCTTCAACACATTCGAGAGTTCATCCAATTCGTGGCTCATTTAGTTCCTTTTGGAAATAGCCCCAACGGAGAAGCTTGACAGCCTCAATCCGCTGGGGCATTCATCGTGGTGCTTAAACAAGATGAATGTCTCGGAGGTACAGCGGGAGAGCCCCGGAAGCAACTCCAAAACATTCATCAGAGATTAAGCCAAGCAGACAACGGCTTGTTGGAGCCTTCCTCATGAGGCTTACAGCGTGGGTGCCATAAGCTGGCGTAACCCGCGTGGGGGTGCGGAGCCCCTCCCCGCTAACACGGGTAGCATAGGTCCCTGGAGCTAGATCCGAGGGGCTACATGAAGGGGTTGAAGCAAGCGAGCGGGACGGTCCCTCTAGCTAACTTCGATTAAGGGAGAGACCCCGGAAGGCACGTAGCTGTGATGGGCATGGGGGGGCACACCCTCTTCTCTAACCCCTAATCAACTCTCTTTGGGCTGGCTTGCCAGTAACCTCTGAGGGGTAGTCATGGTTCTGAATACCTCACCTAAGAGGGAATAGGAGAATCGGGACAGGCGTGTGCGCTATCAGCTGGAAGTATCGGAAGAATTCTAAGTCTTCCTTAGGTATCGCTGCGCTCGCGAACATTCCCTGCCCATGGGGAAGAAACGGAAATGTGGATTGAACGAATTAAAGATATGGACAGATGGGTCTTGTTTCCCAAATCCAGGGAGTGGTGGATGGGCCTGGTGTACAGAGTTCTCCCACGGAATGGGTTTTGGTGGGGACGAAACAACAAATAATAGAATGGAAATGATCGCTGTTATTGAAGCGATTAGAGCTAATAAATCCTATGGATTAGCCCTCAAAGTCGTCAGTGATAGCGAGTATGTAATTAATGGATGCACTAAATGGCTAGCAAAATGGAAGAGCTCTGGGTGGACCAAAATTGGTGGCATTAAGAATATTGATTTATGGAAGTCTTTAGATTGGGAGATGCAGTCAATACTCATAGAGTTTGAGTGGGTTAGAGGACACTCTGGAGATGTGATGAATGAACGAGTTGATCATCTTGCTGAGGTAGCAAGAAAAAGAACTCTTTTGAGGACGTCCTTGGTTGATAGAACGTGTAGATCAATCTCTTGGCTCAAGGAGCAACAATGAGCAGATACTCCGCGCAAAGAATAGTTAAAGTAAGTGCCAAGAACCCAAAGGATCGAAAGATAGCTGCTCAGGTGCAAAAGGTCTTAGAAACTGATCCGGTTTTTATTAAAGCTTCAGAGCTAGTATCCCATTTACAGACCACAGTTTCCCAGCTTGAAATGTTGACTGGCAGGCGAATTTTAGTCAGGTGGGCAAAGGCTCCTAGTTCTAAGAAAAGAGCTAGGAAAGTTAGATAGCTGCGTTACCCTTGGGTACATGGAACCCATTGACTTGGAAGCGATCAAGAAACGTATCGTTGAACGGGATGAGCTAGGCCACATACACATCCTAATGAGGCTTGACACAGTGAGATCCTTAGTAGACCTCATTGAGAAGCTAAGGGGAGAGACGGGTGGAGTCACCAAATCAGGATCACGAAAACTTTCTGAACTCAATTGAGCACGCTCAATGGGCCGATGGGCTTTCTAGGTACATTGCTGCAAGTGCTCTGAGTGATCAATCCTTAGACTATTGCTCACGCTGTGAGCTTACGATCTTCCCTATCGATGTAACTGTTATCCAAGACAACAGGCGTCAACATATTGACTGCGATGACTCTTATTGGTCTAGGGGCTTTAAACGAGCAAAAGCCGCTTATAACGAACGAATGTCTTCTAAAGACAACAACTCCAATCCTTTTTACCAAGGTCACCCAACGTGATGAATACAGCCATAGCGGGCAGTACAGCTCTCTTTATGGCCTGTTTATTTGGGCTCCCCTTTGTGGTCGTTATCGCACTTATCGATACACATAGACGACACTTCTGGATTGACAGCCTTTGGCTTCTTGGCGGCTATGTGGCCTTTGCTTTCCTACTAGGAGTAGCTGTCCTTTGGAGCCCTTAACCCCAGAAGAGCTCAGGCAACAAGAAATCGATCTGCGCATGGGAAGAATGCTCTATAAATGGCGCAGAGCAGTGCATCTAGACATCATCACCGCCTCCCATCTCTCTGGGATCCCCACTATTCGAATCGCTGCCTTAGAAAAGGGGAAAGCTAGGATCCCTATTAGAAGGAGCGAGTGCGTTAATTTCTCTTACGCCTACGGAGTGAGTGCTGTGGTGATTGAGCAGATTGCTCTGGGAGAGAACCCAGGAGCTGAACCCACAAAATAGTTATGAGCACAGACACTCCGCGTAAAAAAACTAGCAGACATGCTGAACGCAGATCGCCTCAGGTAAAAGCTCGAATCGTTCATAAGTCAGACCCTATCTTAGGGAGAGCCCTTTGCTCACCCATCCCCGCAAGGTTCGTTGACTGGAAAGAAGTCACCTGTCTCTCCTGTCTAAAGCGAAAGGCCCCTTTAAATGCCTCTGAGTAATCCTAAACGCCGTCAGGCTGGGCTTAGTGCCAAAAGACATGGCCAAGCCTTTGAAGAGGTGTTCGTTCGTTCCTGTGGGCATAATAAAGGCCTAGCCATCACTCGTTTCCCAGAAGGCTGCAAACGCGTAGGGCTTAAAAAGCTTATACAAGTCAAAACCCCATGGGACTGGGTAGTGACTCATAAAGGGCGTACCGCTCTTTTGGACACCAAAAGCATAGCGGGCGCCTTCTTCCCACATTCAGCAATAGAGCCTCACCAGATCGATGAAATGCTCCCACACGTTCACTGCGGAGCTATAGCTGGGTATGTCATCTGGCTTAGACTCATCAACCACGTCATCTTTATTCCTGCTTCTACTCTCGCTGCTGCTTACGGTACGAGAGGCTCTATCGGGCACCAACACGTAAGCGCCATCCCTTTGGGACCATGTGGATCCATAGACCCCACACAAATATTTTTATGAACCTAGTCGCCAACACAGCAGAAGAACAAAAGATCAGAGAACTAGAGGCTGAAATAGAGCTCCTTAGAAAACAACTGGGCACAGACGGCACCGCAGCTGTTGACCGAGTCCGAACTCTAAGAAGACAACGGAGTGTCGCTATCAGGCGACTTTATGAAGCTCTGGATCTATTAAGAGCCTGTGAAGAAGCTTTAAGACAAATGCACTAACCAAAGGATCAACCAATGCCCGCACTACTACCAGCCGTCTACCTCGCCGCTATCCTCTGCAACACAGAAAACACAGAGTCCTCACGCTTAGCCTGTATCCACAAAACACTTCACTGCGCACACACAAAGTCATCTGAATACAAACAGTTACAATCTTCTAAGAAGCAGAAGTCCAAAATGGAACCAGAGAAAAGCCCAGAGTTCTACGTGGAACGTTGCTGGGGGGAAGAGACGAAGTGACTTTCACAAGTCTCTATGACGCGTGTCGTATAATATTTTGTGTATACTAAATACATGGCTAGACCACCAGGTGCGCCCAACCGGGACTCTTTTTACGTCAGAGACAAACTCAGATCCCGTGGTGTTGACGCCATAGATGAGATCTTAAACCTCATTGGAGAGCTAGACGATCCCGCTCGCAAGGTCTGGGCATGGCTCGAAGTGGCTAAGTTCTGCTATCCAAAACCCACAGCCGCACTACCCATGGTTGAAGATACGGGCATCAAAGACCGAGCCGATGAGCTTTTAAAAGAGCTAGAAGTCTTGCAACAAGAGAAAAGGGCCATTGAGGTTATAGGAACTCCAGTTCACAATAAACCCTAATGGCAGAGTACTGGAGTGTCGCACTTTCTGTAATTACTTCTCTTATGATTGCTGCTGTCAGCTACGGAGCAAATCAAAACAAGATCGAAAACATCCAAAAAGAGCTCGACCGACTTGCTGCTGATCTTGGAGAGATCTCATCCCTCTACGTTGCTCAGAAGCACTTTGACTTTGTCGTACAATCACTCCAAAGATCCCAAGACGACATGCAGAAGGACATTAAGCAGATCCTGCTGATACTGTCTCATAGGGATGATCGAACATCTTAAGCGCCTAGAACAAGAAGACCCCAGCGTTAAAGCAATGGTTGTGCAGCGAATGCTGGCCAATGAATATCGCTCGTCCCTATACCTCACCGCTAAGCAACTCCTAGGCTACAAAGACATTACCTGGGCTACTCACGGCCCTATCATTCAAGCACTCGAATCACACACCCTCAGGAAGCTCCTGTGTGTCCCTAGAGGCTGTTTTAAGAGCAGCTTGGGCGTAGTGGCCTACTCTATCTGGTGCCTACTCAGGAACCCTAACGAGCGCATCCTTATCGATAGCGAGGTCTATTCGAACTCCAAGAACTTTCTGCGTGAGATCAAAGCACACCTAGAGAATCCAGCTCTCACTCGCCTCTTTGGAACCTTCAGACATGAGCCTTGGTCAGAAGGGGAAATAACCATTGCTCAACGCACTGTCCCTCTCAAAGAAGCGAGCATTACTTGCGGCGGCGTAGAAACTGTCAAAGTAGGTCAGCACTACAACCGCATCATAATGGATGACTTAAACTCCGGTAACAATTCGGGTACTGAAGAGGGCAGGCAAAAGGTCATCAACCACTACCGGATGAATACAGCCATCTTAGAACCAGGCGGGACCATGGTGGTCATTGGGACTAGATACCACTCGGGTGACATCATAGGCTGGGTACTAGAGAACGAGATTGCCAGCCAGGGGCTCATCGCTTAACATCCAACTAACCGTTTAAAACGAGTCGGGGGACTCCACATGGCTAGAGAACCAATTGCAGTAGACTTGTTACCCGAGAGGATTACCGTCGGTAACGGCGCTTCCATCTTTATCGGAGTCACTGCTCTCCCTGGCCAGGAGTTTGTTACTCTCCAGTTTGTCTCAGGCGGCACTGTTGCTATCGGACACCCAGCTGCAGGCGTGGGCTTTGCCGCAGGCTATGTTCTACCCTCCACTCCTATGGAGATCCGTGTAGGCGGCACCTTTTGGCTTGTAGCCTCAGGCGCTACCTCCATCGTGCAGATCATCCGGCACCGCTCTATCGGATTTGAAGGTGCTACCGGCGGGTTTAACGGCGTAGCTTCTAACTAAGGAGACTTAATGGCTCGCGAGAAGGTCATTGCGGACTTTATCCCTGAGCGCATCACAGTCGGCCTCTCATCCATCATTGGCGTCTCCGTACGCCCAGGACAAATCTCCGTCTCACTAGAGTGGTTGTCGGGGGGCACCCTACTCATCGTGAACCCAAACACCCCAGCTTTGTGGGACCAAGGGTTCGTAGTGCCGGGTAGCGCCATCTGCAGCTTCGACATGATTGGGACTCTCTACCTTGCCGCCCAGAGTGCAACTACCGTGGTCTCCGTGCTAAGAGGACGCTCCCAAGGATTCGAGGGGCAGCCGTGATCGTCATTGAGCTATTACTGGGCCTGCAGATCTGTATGAGTCTGATTGCCTACCTGCGCCAACGTAAAGACATGAAAGAGCTCATCTCTAGGAAGGTGCACATCAAGCTATGATGAACTCATTAGCAAAATTCGTCTTCTTTGGGTTCGCTAGTGCCCCACCCACACTCAAGGGCTTGGACTTTGTCTATTACGCTCAACCCTTTTGTTGGGTAGCGACCACTCAATCAACGAACCTTGCGCTGATGGACTTCCCTTATCGCGCACAACCTTTTGTGAGTTACGCCAAGTAGGAATGAAACCATGTGGAAACTCGCTGGCATTGCTGACATTCAGAAGAGACCAGACGGGACGATCCTAGTAATCTTCAAGATCACCAACGGGATTGAGTCTGAAGTAGCGTCCATGGGGTTGGACGGTAAGTCATCACCCGATGAGATCAACCAAGCCATTCAAGACTACATCGACACGTTGAACGCTCCAGTGGATGTCCCACCATCGGAGGCTTTTGCTCTTTTAGACTCCATGCAAGAGATCGTCGGAAACGCTCAGGCTCTTAATCAAGAAGTTGCGGCTGTTTTAGAGAAGACTCAGGCCTACATTGATCTAGTGAGAGCGGCAATTAAGTGAGTACTCTGTACGTTGATCTAGAGAACGGCAATGACGGTAACAACGGGAGTACTTTTGCATTAAGAAAGAAAACCTTAGCCTCAGCTAACTCCATAGCGGGCGCTGGTGACGTTATCAGAGTCATGGCATCTCCGGATGCAACGTCTATTGGTAACGCCACATGGAACTCGACATCTAAGACGGTAACGCTGGCATCTGCCCTCACCGCCAACATCTCACTTTGTGAGACAGCATGGACAGCTGCGGTCAACGTTACCACTACTGCTAATGCTACTAGAAAGCAGGGTTCTTTCTCTGCTCAAATGGCTATAGCTGCAGCCTTCGTGACTGGCCAGGTAGCAAGAGAATCGTTTTCAGCTACAGACTTCTCCGCATATCAACAGGTATCGTTTTGGTTCATCACGACGGTAGCTATAGCAGCGAGCACCCTGGAGCTGCGCCTATGCTCGGATGCTGCTGGACTGGTCACCGTAAACACAATACCAATCCCAGCTGTTCCAAACGTCAATCTGTGGACTGCGATCACTTTTGATAATGGTGCAGCGCTCGGTAACAGCATTCAATCTGTGGTGCTCCAGGCTCTTTTGGACCCTGGCACCGTGACTGTGCGTCTAGACAATATCCTAGCCTGCAAAGCCTCCGCATCTGCTGATTCTCTCAATCTGAACTCAGTGATTGGTAAGAACACCGCTGGAGAGACTTGGTTTGCGATCCAAAGCATCAATGGCACCAATGTATTGCTTGATGCAAATCCAAACTCTTTGCCTACAGTGGGGCGTGGCTATAGCGGTGTCACCGAGACGGTCACAACCTACAAGCGAGAACCCATACAGACGGCGCTAGCTACTTCCGCAACAAACTTAAATACCTACACAAACAGTGGGACTGATAGTTCTCCAATCGTAACGTCTGGCGGGTGGAACCGGACAGACATGTCTACCCAAACGGGAGAGACCCATGTCACAGGGAGAAATGGGAGCGTAGGGTTCTTAACGGGTAGCACAATCGCCTTCCTAACATTCTCTAAGATCTCACTTTATCGCTACACCACGGGGATGAACTTCACGGGTGGAAATACCATCACCTTCGATACCTGCCATTTAAACAACAACACCACAAACGGCCTAATCTCTACCGTCAAGAATCTGACGATGACGTCTTTATGGTGTGACAGCAACGGTGGTAACGGGATCACCATCCAAACTCAGAACAACGAGTTCACTACTGTCTATTGCGATAACAACGTGATCAATGGTCTGCAGACGAACGCTGCTAACTTCATCATGGGGACTACGCTCTATTGTAGAAACAATGGGAGCTATGGAATTCAAAACACCACGAGTTGTAGTCTAGTAGTCAGAAGCTTCTTTTCTGATACAAACGCTACTGCTGGCATCAGAAATGATGGAGGAGAAGTCATCATTCTCGATGGCACTTTGACAGATACTACGCCAGTACTTGTCTCTGGGACACTCTACACAGCCGCCGTGGTCAGAGTGGAGCACTACAACGGCAGTAACAACGACAACAGAACGTTTTGGGACATTGGGAACATTGTCAGTGTCGCCGACTCCAACCGTCATACGCTCTCAGGACTTGCCTGGCAGTTTAGCCCAACGTCAGCCAACGCTAGCGTCACCTACCCACTCTCATTGATTGTGGCCAGAGTGGCTTGCTTAAGCTCAGGCACTGTTACCGTGAAGATCTGGGTAAAGCGCAGCTCCACTGGCATCACTGCAAGAATGTTTATGCGTGGTGGTCAGATTGATGGAGCCCCTTCAGACCTTATTGCTACGGCCTCTGCAGCAGCTAATACCTATGAAGAAATCTCCTTCTCATTCACACCAACGGAACAAGCTGTGGTTGAAATCGAGCTTCAGGTTTATGGCGGGACGTCATTGTCAGCTTGGTTTGACGACATGACAATTACCCAAGCTTAAAGTAAAGGAATTGGTATGACTCAAGATCATCAAGCCCTCTACCAAGCCTGGCGCGGCAAAGCTGAGCGATATGAACAAACAATCAAGATGTACAAGTCTCTCGTGTCTCTACAGCTTGCTCTGCTTGTGGCCTGCTTGATGACCCTGGTTTATATTTCGAGGTAATGAAGATCCCGAAAGACCCACGGTGGTCGGTGATTTACGCAAAGGCGATTCACGATGATGGATCTCTCTTCTTCCCTGAGCGTCTCACCCACGAGTTCCTTCAAGAAGCTCGTCGCACAATGGGGACTTACCTTTTTTCGAACCAGTACCTCAACGAGATCATCCCTGATGGATCTCAACCGTTCCAACGCACTTGGCTGAAGTATTATCAGCAGCTCCCACAGATTAAGAACACGTTCGCTTTCATTGACCCGGCCATCTCTCAGTCGGATGATGCCGACTACACCGCAGTCACAGTGATCGATGTGGACGCTGATCAGACCTGGTATCTGAAGTACGCCAAGCGGTTCAAGATCACTCCCACCCAGATCGTTACTCTGATGTTTAACCTCCAGAAAGAGTTCCAGTGCCAGGGCATCGGAGTTGAGATCGTTGCCTACCAAAAAGCACTTCTCTATATGCTTGATGAGGAAATGAAACGGCGCGGTACGATCTTACCAGTAAAGGGGATTAACCCGGGTGTAGCAAAGAGTAAGGAGACCCGTATCATGGGATTAGTGCCCCGCTTTGAGTGGGGACGTATTCTTATTGCTCAGGGTCTTCATGACTTTGAGACAGAGTACGGGACATTTCCAAGAGGGGGCCACGATGATTTGCTTGACGCACTCTCTCAGCTAGAACAAATTGTCTACTATCCACAAAGGGAGAATCGAAATGACAGACCCGCGCCAGGAACAAACGAGCATGAAAAGTGGTACCTCCAACAGCTCGCACAAGGTCGAGACCCTAGACAAAGTTTTGAGCGGACTGAATACTAAGTCTGTTGCTCCACAAGAAGTTCAACTTCTCCCACCAGAGACCCAGGGAATTGATCCAGACAATGAAACAGTGAGCACGTTTGAGAACAAGATCGCTACTGCCGCAATGTCTGGGGAAGAGTCGATCGAGACTAAGCCAGAGATCATTGACCTGATCATGCGTGGCCGTCCTTGGAGCCCCCCAGGTTACATCGTCTATAAGAGCATCAAAGTTTACCCAATCGGGATGACAGAAATCATCGAGAAGCGTGAGTCGATCCAGCTTGGACAGCGCCTGCTTGGAGACAAGCCTACAAATCAATGAATCCAACTCGCTCGGAGTATCTTAAGCTGCTGCGCATTAGAGATTCACTGAGTGAACTGGTTGAGAGTGTTCTTGATCGTTTTATAGAGAAGGACAGCTCCGACGAGTGGACGGATCAAGACACTGTCTTTATGCAGGATGTCAGAGATTTATATGAGGAGCTTGGCGATGGTTGAAGCGGGTTTGATCATGTTGCTGGCAACGCTATTGATCGTACAGAATATTCTTCACGCCAGAGAGACTCAAAAGCTTCTGGATAAACTCATGAGTCGCAATTATCATGAGTACCAAGTATCAAAGCAACTATCTGAGCCCAAAGCGCCACAGTCAGATATCGTGCGGGTACCGATCGACGACGGTTCGCTGGAGGAGTTAAACCGGCTGACCGGGGGCGTGGGCCCGCTATAACCCACAGGGGGCGCTAATCTTTGGGTCTATTGGAATCTGCTCTAGCGAAACTTGGAGTTGGGGGAGATTCGGCGCCCAAAACTATTAACGACCAGACCACTGAGGAGCAAGACCTCGTCGGGTTTTGCCGTACCCGGCTAGAAGAGTCTAGAGCCGCTGCTTCCCGTGTCTCCCATGAGGGAGTGTGGATGACCAACATCGCCTACGTGCTTGGCTATGATGGCGTGTACTACGACACCAACTCCCGCTCTTTCCGCCCAAGTGACAAAGCCTACCGCTTCCAGGGCCGGAACCGCATCCACGTTAACAAGATCCTTCCCACTCTTCAGAATCGCTTAGCGCGGTTGGCTAAGAATGCTCCACAGTATGACGTGAAGCCTGGCTCCCCATCTAACGATGACAAAGAAGCAGCCAAACTGGGTCTCCAGATTCTTAATCAGTACTGGGATCTGGAGAAGATCAACCGTAAGCGTCTAGACCTCTTGATGTGGGTGCAGCAATGCGGCCACGGCTATCTGGAGGTCTCTTACGACCCAGATAAGGGTGAGCCCATGGTTGATCCAACCACAGGTGAGCTGGTTGGCTACGAGGGTGACATCTCAGTCAATGTGGTCAGCCCTTTTGAAGTGTTCCCAGACCCCCTTGCAAAGACCCTGGAAGAAGCCCAGTGGGTGATTAAGGCAAAGGTCAGGAAGCTTGATTACTTCCAGAACCGTTATCCCGAGCGCGGTGCGTTGGTCAAAGAAGAGGGCGCCTGGCTGCTCTCTGCCCAGTACGAGTCCCGTATCAATGGGCTAACCACTCAAGGGTTCACTTCTGGTACGGCTGAAGCACGCTTTAAGAACTCAGCAATCGAAGTGGTGTACTACGAGCGCAGGTCCCCTAAGCACCCGAATGGCCGCATGGTAGTGAGCGCCAACGGTGTGTTGCTCGAGAACAAAGCTCTCCCAGTGGGCAAGTTCCCACTCGTTAAATTCGACGACATTCTCATTGCAGGGAAGTATTACAGCGAGTCAACAGTCACCCACGCTCGTCCTAGCCAGGACCAATACAACCGTACCCTTCAGAAGCGCGCCGAGTGGGTCAATCGACTTCTGACCGGCAAGATTTTGGCTGCACGTGGATCAGGGCTTCAGCAGGAAGCTTTAAACGATCAGTCTGGGGAAGTGGTCTACTACGACCAAACCCCCAATGGCGGGCCTCCTACACCGATGGTGATGCCCAACATCCCATCCTACGCTTATAACGAGGACTCGGTCCACGAGAAGAATATCAACGACATCATGGGCATCTCAGAGGTGTCCAAGGGTACTCTGCCGAGCGCCTCGATCCCTGCTATCGGGATGCAGCTCCTCACTGAGCAAGATGACACCCGCATCGGTGTAGTCACAGAGCAGCATGAAGAGGCTTACGCCGCTATCGGTAACCTGATCCTTCTCAACGTAGAACGGTTCATTAAAACTCCACGTCTACTCAAGCTTGCCGGAGACGGCATGGAGTACACGGTGCGTCAGTTCGTTGGTGCAGACATTAAGGGCAACCACGACGTTACGGTTATCCGTGGCTCCACCATCCCTGGATCCAAGGTCTTACGCCGTCAAGAACTGCTGAACGCCTACACTCAGGGCCTATTGGGTGACCCACAGGATCCACAAGTCCGGTCCAATGTTCTTGGGATGCTTGAATACGGGGATGTTGCTGAGATCTGGAAAACCCGCACACTTCAGATGGGCATGGTTCAAAAAGAGATCCAAGCTATTGAAAAGGGTCAGCTTCCAAAGATCAATAAGCTCGATCCGCACATCCTTGCGATTCAAGAGCTCAATGATTACCGGATGTCTGACAAGTACGATTCACTGGATCCAGAGAAGCAGGCCCTTCTCCTGGCATCTATTGATCTCCACACCCAGATGATGATGAAGCTTCAGGATCCTTCGATTGAGACCGCTGAAGAGCACGGCCCACCGCCACAGTCTCCTGAAGAAGAAGTTGCGAATGCTGATCCCAACGCTCCAGCGACTCCGGGTGGAGATAAATTAGGGGCTTCGTTAGCCAAGCGAGAAGCAGCTACTTCTGCTGGGGCTCCACCGGCTCCTGGGGTTGGTTGAGGCGTTGAGTCACTTGGCTTGACCGTTTTTAATTCTAAAATTAGCGCTCTCAACCGTAAGGTCGGTAAGCACTACAAACCCGTTCAGTTTGTTTACGAAAAGGCTTTGCAGTTCGCCCCATGCCCAAGCCTCGCAGCCAGTGGCGACCCAAACTGGTCTACTTTGATCGAATCTTAGAAGCTCTTCTCTTAATTCTCTGACGGTCATACTTCAACTCCAACTGCCTTAAGCGCAGCGAGACAGATCGCGAGTGGAGCTGTAGGAGCATCTACTCCGCCCATGATGACGTTGTCACCCATCAAGTAGCCGCAGCCAATTGTCGATCTGCGACTCTTCTCCGCGATCAAAATACCATTGGTGATAATTTTTATCTCCAAACCAAAATCGGATGACGGGGATGCCCTCATTATCTGGATAGTAGGCTTCACGTGCTTTTGTGACTGTCAAAACCAAGTCAAGATTCACGGCCTCATTTGTATGAGCGGAATACTTTGAATAGCTCGACCTCTCTTTGGGTGGACGCACAATATTGCTCATCCCAGGTCCTGGGACGTGTCGAGCTTGCGCCCCGCACTATTGGTCACTGTATAGTCCTCCAAAACCCCAACATCACACGCAGCCAGAGCAGAAATACAAATGGGCCCACGCTGAGGATAAGTATCACCCATCCTCCAACTTTTGCTTCATGGCTAAGTTTATTCACTTGCGCTCTCCGTTCTTTTCCCACGCCTCGGCACAAGGATCAGCTCCATCTGGCATCATGCAGTCAGGCAAAACGTCACTCATCGCAACACTTAATCTGAGAATCGTTTATATAGCGGACTAGATCAGTCTCAAGAACTCGGATGAGTTTTCCCACTCGAAAGTGTTTAAGTTCCCGTTTTTTTAATAACGTGTAACATCCCCTTAAAGGGATTTTTAGTCTCTCTGCTACTTCTTCAGGTGTCAAAATAACCAAATGTTGTTGAGGTTTGTTACTGTTGGTCACTTGCGCTCCCCGTTTTTTTCCCATGCTTCATCGCAGCCCTTCTCAACAGTCCCACCCTGGTCATAGTCCTGGATCCGGACATAGATCTTACTTAGGGTCTTTGCTGGGTCGAGACCAACGGGGACAATCACAGATATCCCGCTTTTTGAGAGAAAGTCGATCAGTCTCATCTCTCTCATTTCACAGTCCTATCAATGACCAACTTAAGTGAATCGATGTGCGCCTGCATTGCGCTTTCAACACGCTTCTGAACTTCATATTCTTCTTTATCGTTTGGCCAAGTAACCCCAGCGAGTGCTTTTTTAAGCTTTGGAATAAATTCGATGGCTAGCTGATGGCTAATTTTCAGAGTGGGTTCAGGTAACCGCTCATGCTCAGCAATTGGGACAAACTCCAACTCCATGGGTTTGGCTATGTGGGTTTTCCCATCTCGATAATCCAAGATCCAGGCTTGGTACCCAAAGAATGACCACCCGCGCTCCACTCTAAATTCAATTGCCATACGTGGGAACGGGTAATTGATGAACGGTCATTGGCGCAACCGATCAATAGTTAATTCTTCTTAACTTTTGTCCCAATCCCCCCTATCATTAACCCTACGTCAAACTTAGGGGGCTCTTAATGCACGATCCAATGGCTGAAGCGATCAAGAAGAAGCGTTCGGGTCTCACTATCTCCATTGACGTCTCCCCAGAGGGTGAGCTGGAGACTTCCGCACTTAAGGGGACCGATCTTGCCCCCGAAGCTCCAGAGGTGAGTGAAGACGAGAGCGCTGAAGCTCCTGAGCTCGAGGCTGCGGAGCAGGAGCAGGGCGTTGATTTCCCCATGGCTGACCACATCGCGGCTGAACAAGCCATGACTGGCCGCCCCCCAAAGTCACTGTTCGACCGAGCTGCGGCAATGCAGGCCGCGTCAAAGAAACAACCTAAGCAGTAACAACCTAGAAAGCGCCAAACATGAGTTTTGATGTAGACCAGACAGAAGTCGCCAACGCCCTGGAGAGTGCTACTGCCGCCGAGCAGGCACAACAGCCCTCCACAGACCAAGGTTCAAGTGAACCCCAGCAATCACAAGGCGCGTCAAAAGACGCAGCCATTGCTGATGCTGTAGCTGAGCTCGAGAAGCTCGGTAAATTCAAGTTTCAAGGCAAGGAGTGGACAGCTGAAGACCTCAAGAAGGCTGTCCTCCGCCAAGACGATTATACACGCAAAACCCAGAAACTAGCTGACGAAGGCAAGTATCAAAAAGCCCTCTACTGGGATCTGGAGAGCGTGCGTAAGAACCCACAGCTGGCTGCTCAATTCCGACAACTCTACCCCAAGGAGTACCACTCTTACGTGGACACTATCTTGGCTGAGTCTCAGAATACTGGGCTACCAGCACAAACGCAGAGTACGAATCCTTCAGAGCCAAAGTATTTGCCGATTGATCCAGATGTGGCCGACAGGTTTGAAAAGGTCGAAGCCTACGTTCGCGAAAAGGAAATCTCAGCAATCGAAAGTCAGTTAGACACTTGGGATGCGAAATTCGCAGACAAGTACAAACTAGCTGATCAAGAAAGCATCTACGCTAAAGCTGAAGCTCTTTACGCAATCAAGAAAGCTGAAGATCCAAACTTCAAGTTCACTGAGAATCTCTGGGAGAAGCTTTATCAAGCTGATCACCAGCGGCATACGCAGCGGTACGAAGGGCATTACCGGACACTGCAGAAAAGTCAGTTAGACGCAGGCCTTAAAGGACGCGACGTGGCATCGGGCGGCGGCACCCCCTCACAGGGACCGAAAGAATTCAGAACGATCCGAGAAGCACGTGACGCAGCTATGGCTGAGTTTGGCTCATGATCAGTTTAACACTTTAACAAACGAGGTTTAGTCAATGGCTAACCAATTCGCCAGCATTTCTACTGCGGCGGGGATCCTCAAGAATTTCTATGCAGGACCCATCGTCACGCAGTTCAACGATGAGATCGACATCTATCGTGGATGTGAAAAGGGTAAAGAAAAGTACAACGGCTTGCAGGTTGTCCGCCCTGTAAAGGTGCGTCGTAACCAAGGCATCGGCGCTGTCTCTGACGGAGGCACCTTGCCTTCGATCGGTCAACAGACCACGCAGCAGGCTTTGATCCCTGCCAAGTTCAACTATCTCCGCGCTGGGATGACTGGGCCTATGCTCAAGGCATCTCAAGGAGATAAGGGCGCGTTCATTTCGATCATGGCTTTCGAAATGGAACAAGGCATGAACGACATGAAGTCTGACATCAATCGTCAGCTCTCATGGGACGGCACGGGCGACTTGGCTTTGGTTAACACGGCTGCTGTTGCCTCCACCGTTCTTGTCATCAAGGGACGTGAGTCCACTGAAGACGGTTGGAAGTTCCTTGATGTCGGCACTGTGATCGACATCTTGGGCAGCGTCAGCGGTCTTCCTGTAGCTTCTGGCGTCACGATCACCAACCTCGTTCGGTCTGGCTCGACTGCTACGCTGACTTTGTCGGCTGCTGTTACGGCCTCTGCCAACGACATCCTGATTCGCGCTAACTCTAGCGGCAATGAAGTCCAGGGTTTGTTGACTCAGCTTGACGGTGGAACGAGCACGGTATTCGGTATCGACCGTTCTCTTTACCCCGCTTTCCAGGGCAACGTTGTGGACGCCGCTGGCGTTCAGTTGACGTTGGACTTGTTGCAGCAAGCTGAAGATCTGGCAATGCGGCTTGGCGGTGCGAATCTGGATGCTTTGTATTCGGATTTCACGTCTCGCCGGTATTACCAGAAGCTTCTGACTGCCGATAAGCGCTTCAGCAACACTGTTGAAGGCGACGGCGGTTTCGCTAAGAAAGCCAAGAGCTACCTCGAATGGAACGGTAAGCCATGGGTTGTCGACAAAGACTGCCCTACCCGTATCTTCATGCTCGAAGCTAAGCACATCATGAAGTACGTGCTTGCTGAGCTTGAATGGGCGGATGAAACCGGCTCCACGATGATCAGGCAGACGGGCGCAGACTCTTACGAGATTCTCCTGCGCTTCTTCTTCAACCTGTTCAATGAGAAGCCACCCGCGAGTGTTGCCGTCAAGGGCTACATCGCTCCCTAGTTGAGATCATAGAGGAGCGGGTGATGGACGAGCATGTAACGAGCCTTAACAGACTCATTAAGAAATACGACCCAAAGCTTTACGCTAAGCGTAGCTCGAACGGAATGGTTCAAGTCTATCGGGATAGCGTTCGCTGGGAGTCTTACTCTTTTGGATCTGGAGTGCTCAGTTACTCTCGTCCTAACCCGCACCTCATCTTTTGTTTGACTGACACCTGGAGCATCAAGGGTCGTCCTGTGGAATGGGGTTTGGAGCCTGTCTATAGCAGGCTTCAGATGATCGATGACCACAACCGAGCTGTGAGTGTTCTAGAGGAGTTGGAAAAACAAGAGGCTCGACAACAGGAGTTGGACGCAAGGGCACAGAGGAACGACATCCGAGCGAGAGCTGCGGACATGCGTAAAGACTTTGCCAAAGCGACCAATGACATCAATACTAGCACCATTGCTAAAATCGATAACCGTAGACTAAAGGGGGCCTAATCATGGCTATTGCCGCAAGAGATCTAGAAGTTTCAGAAAAGAAGTTGGACCACACGCAGCTCATCGCTGCAACCGCTGTATCGTCCACGTACGCTATCTGGATGGCTCCGTTCCCATGTGAACTGGTTGCCGCTCAGACGGCTTCTGCTGGCTTGTCCGGAACGCCTCTCCATAACCTGGGGATCGTCCGGTTCGTTGCTGGCGCTGGCTTGACCACGATTGTTGGTCAGAACAGCTCGTTCGCAGTGTCCGCAATCGGAACCTCTGGCGTTCAGGGCATGTCCTTGATCGCTGCCGGTTCTACGCTCCTTCAGATGCAAGCTGGGGATATCCTCTCGCTTGTGACCTCCGGAGCTAACTCGGCTGCTTTGAACGTGTCGGTTAGCATTGTCGTGAAGAAGCTTCAGGACATTGTCAGCCACTACGGCGTGAGCACCTGAATTAGAATTGTGGACCTTTATTGGTTCGCGATAATGGATATGACGGGGAGTGGGTTCCGTTGGCGCGGCTAGACTCTCCGTCATGTCTAACATCGAGGTAGGTCATGAACGAAGGCTTCCAGTTATTTAAACCATCAGGTGCGGGCAGTCAGAGCTCTAACGATTTCGTTAAGGCTGCTTTCCAGGACATCTCCGTTCCTGCTGATTCAAACGTTGGACTGAGTTCTACTATTTCGACCAATCCACTCGGTGGGTATTACGCGAATGACGATGCGCCAAAGTACGGTGTAAAGACTCTCTGGATCAAGGATCTTGTCCTCATTGAGGACCGGTCTAAGTGGCAGGATAGTCAACCCACCTATAGAGTAGTGTTCAATGAGACCTTCCCTGGTGTGGATGGGTATGTCTTTGGAGCTCCTTACTTAGAGCGTGGTCAGCGAGCTGTTCCTGGCTCTACTGTTTATGACCCAATGAACAGCCAGTACAATGTTCAGGTCGGCTTTAGGAACATCAACGGTGGGATGGGTGTTACTGGGAAGATCCGCCGAGTGATGTGGCTTACTGTGCCAAACAACACTTCAACTGGCGGTACTGAATCAGGACTGATCGCTGTTGATGGAATTTCAGGGGCAACGGTCAATCAGAACAACGCTGATAACCCGTACTACGTCACTCAAGGACGGGTTTACTCTGGGACCGTTCATGCAGCTGCCAATGAAACCAACGACATTCATGACTATCGATTCACGAGCAACGGCCTCTCTGGATCGCAAAGCTTCGGGCTGCGCATCACTGGCGTAGTTGTCTACTTCGAGAACTCTGGAGCGAACATCGAGTGTTTCCCAGGGACGAGCTACATCGATAAGACCAAGCAGACGACCGCTGTCGGTGCGACTTTGCCGCTACCAACGTTTGGAGCAAGTCTCGGTGGGCGTTCCTTAGTTTATAAGGACTCTGCGAGTTCTTATGTGGTGACTTCGGTAGGACATACTCCTATCGTTAGCGTCGCTACCGGATCTAGCGGGACAAATCTACTCACGGTTACTACCGGGCATGGGGCAAGCTTCCACCAAGGCCAAGGTATTATCGCTTTAAGCGGCACCAGCCATTACGTAGGTGTTATTCAGTCAATCTCCACAGATACGTTCACTGTCGGTCCTACACTTCATATTGGAGTCAGCGGAGCTATCTACCCGTACTACTGGAGTTCTGTCACAGCCCCCATCTCAGCAAGTCTCTACAGTGGAACTCCAGCCTTCAGCTTTGGAGCTACCGCCTTCCAAGGTGCAACAACCGGGGCAACCCTTTCTTTCTGGACTGATCCATATAGCCGCTATGTTTTAGGTATCGCTCAAATGTACGGCCAATACATCGGTGTGTCCGGTGGGATTGGAACTTATGACGGTAAGACTTGGGCGTTGTATCCAGGACTAAACTATCAAGTAGGAGCTGGCGGTAACTTAATGGCGCAGGGGCGTTGTGCCGCTGCTGACATTGAATGGTACTCAGGCTTTAGCTTTGGTGCATCAGCCCAGATCCTTCAATACCACCTGCTCGTTGACGGGATTACTACCGTTGTTCATAGCTCAGTAATTGGCCAATCCACCTCTCCTAAGTACATTAAGCATACGCTTCTGACTGACGGTGGACCTATGTGGCACCAATTCAACATCGTCCTTGGGCCAAGCCATGGTCCACAGATTGGTGTGAATAAGATCAACTTCTACGACTACGCTCCAGGCCAAGGAGTTACGTTCGGTCACCTTGCTACGTTTGATACAATGCAAGCTGTCGCAAGTGTTAACCCCGGGAGCTCTTTCCAAACCGCTCCTGGGATGTACCAACGCTATTCTGCTGACTCACTGTATTTCAACGGTGGCGCAGTTAGAGTTGGCGCCTCGACACTTCAAAATGGCTGGGCCTCTTTCTGGAACTTAACTGGGGCAAATCATCGGTTGGACTTCCAGTGGTACGGCAAGGACATCATGATCAAGGGTCTCGCCGGCGGCGGGAGCTTGTTTATCTCGATCGATGGAGTTCAAAACTCTGCTGGGGTAAGCCTCTTCAATACGGTTATCCCCGTCGCAAGCGAGGGGTTTCATAAGCTTATTGTTGAGCGCCGAGCCGTCAGCGTTCAAATCGGAGCAGTAGACGTTTCTCGTTCCCACGGTGAGTTTGAAAGTAAGCAGAATTTTACCGCAGTTGAGCCAGCGAAGGTTCCATTTATAACGGACTGGACACCATACGCTTGTTATATCGCCGACATATCTAGTGGGCTTGTCATGTCGGACCCTGCTGCAACGGTTAAAGCGAAGTACAAAGTCATTGATGACGTGATGTTTGTACAAGCAGTGGTTACCTTTTCGGGCACCATTGTAGATGGGAGTTACTGTCTATCTCTCCCAACGGAATATCCTGTGGATTACAAAAGACAGCTTGTCGACAGCGTTCTACAGGATGTTAACGGGATATCGCCGTCTCAGTGCGTTGGGGAAGCATCTATAGTGGATGCTAGTGACGCTACGTATGTCTGTAGGACGATTATGCTGGGCAGCCAGTATATTTATCCAGCTGTAGCTGTGACGTCGTCTACATATCTTACAGCAACGACTAATCGATCTAATGGATTTAAGCAGGGCGGGACAGGGTTTAGTTTATCCTTTGCCTCTGGAGACGCCATTATCTTGAACGCACGACTCACCATCGTAAAACCGGGGACATAAGCAATGGCAAAGACCTATGGATTGATCTTTACTACTGAAGACCCGAGAGTGACGACGGGACTCACGCCAACCTTGGTTCAATTTTGGGACATGGGATCTGGAGCAACACTTCCTGCGCCAGGAGTAACGGAGTTCTTTCCTGGCAGCGGAGTTTACCAGTTCAGTTACTCAGCCACTGGTCCTGTTTATTTCTTAGCTGATGGTGGGGCAGCGTTACCTGACTCTACTCGCTACCTCGAGGGGGTTTTGGATCCGGTTCAGTCTGTTGACGAGCGTCTTGGGACTGTTGCTGATAGCTTTGGGTCAACAGCTATTGATCCAACCACCGCAATTGGTTACTTAAAGCGCATCCAGGAGTGGCTGGAAGGGAATGCAAGTTTTGCTAAGTCTACTGGTACTTGGACTGTTTACTCTCGTGGCAGCAGCACATTATTGCAGACAAAGACGCTGACAAATACGACCTCTACCGCAGCAAAGTCTTGACCGTTTAGTTAAGAGGACTTAACACTCTTAAGTAAGGGGAGACCGCGCCGCATGAAGCCTATTAGGCCTAGTATTGCCTTGGCAGTGATTGCCAAGAATGAAGAAGAGAACATCACCCAATTCTTTGACTCAATCGAAGGGTGTTTTGATGAAGTCCACTTCACAGACACGGGCAGCACGGACCGAACGGTTGAAATGGCTAAAGCGCGCGGCGCTATTATTCATCATTTCGATTGGATTGATGATTTTGCTGCTGCTCGGAACGCTGCTTTTCAACACCCCACCACTGATTACATCTGCTGGCTAGATTTGGATGACACACTGCAAGGTAAAGATGCCTTCATCCGTTGGCGGGATGAGGCAATGGGCCTTGCTGACTACTGGTTGGCTACCTATCACTACGCCAGTGACGTTAAAACAGGTCTCCCCGTCTGCTCATTTGCACGAGAGCGGGTGATTAAAAGAGATCTAGGCATGTCTTGGCGATACTTTGTGCATGAGGGGATCCTGCCGATCTCTCCTTATGGCAAACAAGTGCGCCCACAGTACATCCCAACGTGGTCTGTGAAGCACATGCGCACTGAAACGGACATGAAGAAGGATAGATCCCGCAATCTACGCCTTTTTGAAGGCCGCAAAGACAAGCTTGATCCACGGATGAAGTATTACTACGGTAAAGAGCTTTTTGAAGCCGGTAAGCCTGTGGATGCGGTCCATTGGTTAATGATGGCCGCTTCCGATCCAGCAACAGAGCTGCACGATAGGACTCTAGCTATTCAATATGCAGTTTATAGCTACATGTCTGCCCAGCAATGGGATCGAGCCATTGAAGTAGCTCTTACAGGCGTTCAGCTGGCTCCAAACAGGGCTGAATTCCGCATTTCTATTGGGGATTGCTACGCAAAGATGGGGCGCATAGTAGATGCCATCCCTGAGTATGCTGCCGCCAGGGCCTGCATCAACCATGGAGCGGTGCAGAACGGGATGGCCGGTCCTATCTTCAGTCATGAAGATGCTTACGGCGTTTATCCTAACAATCAGTTGGCCAAGGTTTATGCCCATTTGGGACAATGGGACAAAGCAGAGAACGCGGCCTTCGAAGCGATGAAAACTAGGCCAAATGAAGAGACTAACGCTATTTTGGGAGAGATCTCTCGGGTCAGGGACCTCACAAACTTCTCAAAATCTGTAGAATGTGACGACATTGTAATCTCATGCCCTCACCCAGGCCCGTATGAATGGGATGCTGACATTGCTAAAGAGAAGGGTGTCGGTGGATCTGAGACTGCTGCGATTCATATGGCTTATTGGCTTCATAAGCTCACAGGGCGTCCTGTGAAGGTCTTTAATGAGCGTTCTGTAGCTAAGACAATAGACGGTGTCGAGTACATCCCTAGCAAAGAGATGCCGCTTTACTTCAAGGCGAACAAACCGGTTGTTCACATTGCGTGGCGTCACAACATGAAGTTAACCGACGCTCCTACGTACTTCTGGTGCCATGACCTGATGGCATTGAATGGTGAGCAAACGGCTCAGTACAAAAAGCTCCTATGTTTAAGTCCGTTCCACTCAAGATACGTCCAGGCTATCCAAGGCATCCCAGAAGAAAAGATTCAGATTACTCGAAATGGGATTGATCCAAAGCGATTCATGGGGCCACGTCCGACTAAGAAGCCATTTAAGATCGTATTCCCGTCTAGTCCGGATCGTGGGCTTGACAGGGCTATCAGAATCATGGATCGGCTTATTGGTAAGTACCCCGAGCTGGAACTACATGTGTTCTATGGGTTCGACAACCTACGTAAGTTCGGTCTGAGTGAAATGGCAGATCGGCTTGAGGCCATGGTCAAGGATAGACCTTGGATCAAGTATCATGGCAACGTGCAGCAGGATGTCTTGGCTGAGCACTTTAAAGAGGCGTCGATCTGGCTGCATCCAGCTAACTTTATTGAGACCTTCTGCATCACAGCCATCGAGATGCTTTGTGCTGGGACCTACCCGATCACTCGTCGACTTGGCGCATTGCAAGATACGCTTGGGCCAGCAGAGATGGCTGGGATGGCTACTATCCTCGATATCGATTGTGAGACTGAAAGCCAGTACGATGAATGGGCCAAAGCGCTTGAGACGGCCTTGGAGACTAAAGCTTGGGAACGAGTTTCCATTGATCCTACGGACTATTCTTGGGAGTCGGTTGCTGACGAGTGGCTAGAAGGCTTTTTAAAGCTGCCTAATTACTCGGTAGTCAAAGAGAGCCTCGCATAGGATAATCTTTCTTACGAGCACGAGTGACCTCCCCTAGTAGGCTAGCCGCGCCACGGTTCCGCTTGGGGGTAGCTAAATGGCGAATGCAGTCGAAGCAATCATTGTTGGTGATGCGCTCAATGATTTTGGCTTTGAGGCCTTCAACACAATTGAGGGGCTCGGACTTAATACACAAGGGTTCTTGTGGCCAACGTCCGGGATCTGGGGCCCCGGTTGTTGCGACGACACTATTACTACCGTTTGGACTGACTGCGATGGTTGCGTTGGGGGTTGCCCATGACTTTTGGACAACTAGCAGACCTTGTTGCCTATTTTGTGGACGACCTACAATTCGGTTATTTCACAAGAACCCAAGTTAATCGGTTTCTGAACAACGCCCAGTTTGAGACGGCTAAGAAGCTGATCAACTCTGGGGATAATTACTATTTGAAGTGCAAGCAGACCAATACCGTCATTGGCCAATGTGGATATGCGCTACCTTTAGATTTTTTGAAGATTAACCGCCTGGAACTCGTCACAGGTGGTACCGCCCCTAATGAGATCGTTGGGAGATTGCACTTTATCACTCTGAATGAGCAAGATCAGATCTTTACCCATACTGGCGAGCCAGCGGCGTATGTCCTAAAGAAAAATTCAATCCAACTGTTCCCTACTCCAGACAGCGTTCTTCCAATCCGGTTATCTTACACTCATAGGGTAGCCGAAATGTCTTTAGACGCCGAAGTTCCAGATGTACCAGAGAGCTACCATGAGCTTCTTGCTCTTTATGCTGCCCGTGACTGTTTGATTAAAGACGGGCGTGAAGCTTCTCTTATTCAAACCAAGATTGCTGAGTACGAGAAGGCTATGGACGAGGACTCCGACGAACGTAATGTCGATCAACCTCGGATGATTGTTACTACGGGTGATTGGGGCGGCGGCAGTGGATGGGGTTTCTAAATGGCTTATCAAAAGGATAAGCACGAAAATTACCAAAACGTCGGCGGCATCAATCAAAAGGTAAGCGAGTACACGACGGGTCAAAATGAAGTTCTTGACCTCACTAACTTCTCATTTGATCGGCCGGGGTCCTGGTCTTCTAGATCTGGGACAACCAACTTTATTGGTGCGACAGTCAATGGCCGTGTAGGCGGGCTGTATGAGTACACCAAACTCTCAGGTGCCTCCTATCAGCTGATGACTGCGAATACCAATGCTTACGTGCGCGCTGGTGCTGCTTGGACTCCAATTAAAACTGGGCTTCTTGATTCTGGGATCTTTGACTTCACGACGTTTGTAGACCACGTATTCGCCGCTAACGGGCAAGACTTTTTTAAGTACGATGGGATTAGCGCGATCCCTTATGGTCTACCACTTGGCGCGAGCTCTGCGTTTTCTGTTACTACAGCAGCTGTCGCTCTCTTGCCAGATGGGGATTATCTAGCCGCTTACGGGTATCTGAACACTAGGGGATTCTTTGGCCCAGTCTTCTCTGGGTTCTCTATCGCTCTTTCTGCTGGGAACAACACGATTAGATACCAAGGCATGACCACCCCAGCGGGTTACGGGATAACTGCAATTGCCCTTTATCGAACAGAGCCCGGGGGGGTCGATTTATCTCTTGCAGAGCTGATCCCGGTTGGAACTGTTAATTATAACCTTACCAGCGCAACCCTTATACAGCTCGCTCCGGCTATTGATGCTTTCACTCTTATTCCAAGGTATTTGGAGCTTTATCAAAATAGACTTTTTATGTCCGGGTTCTCTGGTTTCCCTAGTTCGGTGTTCTTCTCTGAGCTCGGTGAGCCAGAGGGTGTGGCCGCTGAGAGCTTCTTTGAAGTCAGAACTAATGATGGCGACCGAGTAACTGGAAAGAAATCTTATCAAGATGCTTTGATGATCTTCAAAGAAAAGAGCATCTCTAGACTTACCGGGGATAACCCAGATAATTTCTTTTTAAGCAGCATCTCTGACCAATATGGATCTATTAGCAACAGGGCTAATGTCGTTTACCGAGACAACCTCTTATTTTTAGACACCTCCGGGATTGTCCGTTTTAACGGCGCAAACATTGAGATTATGAGTGAGCGGATCGAGCCCATCATAGATTCGATGAACATCGCTGCTGCAAAAGACAACGCTGTCGCAATACACAACAGAGATCGGCAAGAAGTTTGGTTTGCGATCCCATGTAATGGGGCAACCTTAAATAATTGTACGATTGTCTATAATTACTTGATTGATGCTTTCACAAAGTACGAGGGAGTGAACGCCTCCAGCTTGGCCTATATGCGTGGTGACCTAACCTCTAGTGCTCCATTCTTTGGGTCATACGCTGGATCAGTAGGCTATTTCCATTCAGACATCCATAGTGACCTCGGTCAGGGCATCACTTACATGTTCAAGTCCAGGTTCTTCATTAATGGACAGAACACGGTAACTGAGCTTTGGAGAAGGCTTTACCTTGATGTGGATCCGGTAGCTGGACAGAGTAACAACATCGAGTGCAGGTTTTTTACGGATCACTCGCAGAGTGCGTCTCTCATCCGCTACATGAGCCAAGCTCCGTTCCAATCTAGGATTGATTTTGGATTGCCGGCTAAGAGCATTGCTGTCCAGGCTTTAGTGGTTGGAACAACGACCACGCTTAGAATCAACGGGTATACCTTTGAAAGTAGATTCCAGAGAAACGTATGAGAATCAGCGCTTCAAGCGATCTACAAAATATTAAAAGTCTCGATGACTTAAAGAGATTTGTCTCCATTTTCTGTGGTCAGGTTCAGGATGCTTTTTCAGGAAAAATATCTGTAACAGACAACATTAGAGCTCAAATAATTTCAGTGACGTTTGCTATAGGGGCTACAACTTATACCATTCCACACACTCTTGGAGCTGTTCCCGTTGGATATGTTTTAATCGGAGCTAACAGCCCGCTTTCCCTTTACGACGGAGTGTCTCAAAACACTAAAGACCTAATATTTTTGCAATCTTCCGCGACCGGAATAGCAAAGGTTATGGTGTTGGCATGATCCGGCGCGCTATGGAGTCTGACTTTGAGCAGATCCTGACTGTCTCAAAGACTGTGGGGTTGAAGAAACCTAAACGTGAAATGCTCCAAGACGTCTTCCTTGTGGAAGAGCAGGATGGAAGGGTCGTTGGCTACGTTTGGGCTGGTGTAGTGGAGTCTCGAGTCATGGCCTATGCTGACTACTTAACGGTTCTCCCAGAGGCTCGTGGCGCCTCCTATAGGCTATCAAAAGCTTTGATCCATGAGCTTCAAGCGATGGGTGTCAGTCAAATTACGTGTGAGGTTAGACTTGAGCAATCGCCAGAGGCATACTTAAGCTATAGGATCATGAACTTTCTGGGCATGAAGTTATTGAAAGATGCCTACAGCATATTTGTTGGAGATATAGAAAGGGGGGCTACAGAATGGGAAAAACACCGGAGCCGCCGCAGTTACCAGCCGTAGATACTCGACTTACAAGCATCCGAGATGCTCAGGCAAATCAGGCGCAATCTTTCCGCGCTAATATGCCACAGATGCAAGAAAAGCAGTTCAATGCCGCGAAATCTGCAGCTACCCAACAGCTCAATGAGCAAAAGAAAAACATCTCTCAGGGATCGCAAGCTAGAGGGCTTTTCAACTCTGGCATCAAACAAGCCAAACAAGCCCAAGCAGAGGGATCTACAGCTTCCGCGTTAGCTTCAAGGCGAGCAGATATAAATAAAAGCCTTGAAGATCAACTTGGTCAACTGGATAGCGCTGCGGCGTCTTCCGGATTAGCTGTGCAATCAGCTGATCAGGACCGTAAGGTTCAGCAATATAATTTGCAAAGAGAATATGAAAAATCCAAGGGGCTATTCGGATAATGGCTACCACAACAGTCACTAAACTGCCGGTTGCTCAATCTCAAGGTGATGCTTCCACTGAAGGATTATTAAACAATCTTTCCACCCAAGCGACCAAGACGACCGATCAGATTGCTCAAGATCAATTGGCTGGTATTGACCAGAACAAGTCATTTGCTCCTGATAAAGACCAGGTAGAGCGTGAAGCCGCAGCTGCTGGTGGACCAGCAAATACAGCGCTTTCAGAAGCGTTGGGTAGAAAAAAACAGAAAATATACGGCCAGGAGCTAGAGCAGCTCAAAGCTCAAGCTGGTTATGATGCTACGGGTAAACAGCTGTCCGCTCAAGAAAGAGCCAATCAAGCTCTTAGACAAAATGCTCAAGTTAGACATCGCCAAGCAGTGAATGACTACCGAACAGCTTTAAACAAGAAGAAGCAAGAGAACGGCATTCTTATGAGTGCGTTGCAATTTGGTGGGGCCGTTCTTGGCGGAGCTGTGGGGATGGCTTTTGGTGGTCCGCAAGGTGCACAGATGGGCGCTCAAGCCGGCGGAGCACTTGGGGGTACTGTTGGTGGACTTGGAACTGGCGGCAATACTGAACAAGAGGGGCTACAATAAATGCCACAGCCAAACTGGTTTGATGCAGGCAACGCTATCTTAGGTGCGGGTACCGGGCTTCTCGGTGGTATCGACAAGCTCCAGAAAGACAAGCAAGCTCGCGCGTTGGGGCTTCTGCAGGCGGGTTATCAAGAAGACGCCGATGGTAACCTCAC